TTAAATTTATCTAAACGCTCACCGATTGCTCTGGATGATAGTCGCAGAACGCCCTTGATATCTTGAGATGCTTTTACCTTTTCGCCAAGAAGTGTGGCATCTTCTGTAAGTGTCTTACGAATTCCATCTGTATCTGGCAGTTGACCGTACAAGTCATCTATGATTCTAGGAGCAAAGCGGTCAATGTTAATGACCCTATCTGCACCAGTGATAATTGCTATACGTGCTTTACGTGTTGCATCCAAACGTGGAAGGATGACGCGCTTGCGCCCGATAGAACCTTTAATTACAGCGACTGCTTCTTCTGTATCTAGCAAGAAAGCCCTTGCAGAATTTGCATCTACTATGTCAGCCTTTTGAAATGCTTTAATTACTTCTGGACCAAATTCAGGTGCAAGAACTTTAAGAGCATCGCGTGCTTCTACTAATTCTTTTCCTTTGCTATTAGCGTTTTGTAATCCTGTGTACTTAGCAAGAGCTGATCCATACTGATCCCAAAATGCTATAGCATTAGGATTTGTGAAATACTCTGCTACCTTTTGACCTTTGGTAACAGCATCAAGTGAGTATTTGCCCACTACGTATAGAGAGCGTAACTTTGATGCAACAACAAGCGGATCTGCAAACAAACGGTAGGCAGCATCTGTAGTTCCAGACACTAGACCATAGACTAGGCCATTCTTCTCAAGTGCTTCAGGAAGGATAGCGTTAGCAATCTGGCGACCTGGAGAGAACTTAGCTCTATCTACCTCTGCAAGAGTGTCATTAAATAACTCACGTGCTGCTTCAACATCATTTACATTGGCAACAGTTTTATTACGCGGATCTGCCAACATAATGTACTTCTGTTGCTCAGGTGTAGCAGTTGCAAATATCTTTGATACGTCTTCGCCAGCCTTGATACGCATAGCGATATCTACTGCGTCGCGTCCATACTTTGCTTTAGCATCTTCGATGCGTCCTTCATTAAATACTTTGTCGCCTTTATCGTTTGCTTTATCCCAAGCAAAGCCAACATCACCTTCTGATAATGGAATTGCAACAGCGCGATAGGCTCGTGTCATTAAATCAGATGCTTCGATAACACCCTTAAATGCAAGAGTTATAGGGTTGTAGTTAGCAGCATAATGCCAAGCACTTCCAAGCCAACCACGAGATGGCTTAGTAGCGGGATCTTCTACACCGTACTTTTTAACAAGGTCTGCTTGTTGGTCAGGAGGCAATGCAGCATACTTAGCTGCCGCTGCTTCTTTAGGAAGGTTAGATAGTTCTCTATGTACAAAAAGAGATTTAACTAAATCATCAACTTGTTTCTTTTGCTCACCTTTAAGGTTAGCAGCTAACGCTGCTGCTTTAAGATTATCACTCATTAGTTACCCTGCGCTAGTGCTTCTTGATACAATACTGCAACCTCTCCAGTTGTATCATATGGAAGCATTGCTGCTAAAGAGTCTGATAGTTTAACTGTAATCTTTGTCATACCAAGAGCATTAGCTCCTGGTCCTTCACCGCGATTGATACCAGCAGTGATTGGCTCATTTGGACGTGAAGTTTCTGCAAATAATTCTGTTACTGGTGCCTGTCCTGCTGCTTCACGTACATCTCCTGCACGTGCTGGGCGTACATCACCAGTCTTGGCTAGCGGAGCACCAGACTGAATTGCCTGTGTCTCAACGCCTTCGCCGTACGCTGTGGAACCCATCTCTAACTTATCAGTACGTACTGCAAACTTTCCTGGACCTGATACGCCTGCCTTTGGGTTCATTGGTGCAGTTGTCATTTGTCCTCCTGTAATTTCTCTAAATCTGCTGTCATATCTTCCCAAGCCCTATTGGTTTGAGTAAGATGATTTGATTGATAAATTGCTAACTCCATTAGTTCACCTGTTAAGGTTTCAATAGATGAAGCTATGTTGTGTATAAATCCTACACCTACAACGACAAGATCGAGTAAGCGTACTGGACGAGGAATGTATTTATCATCTTTCATCGCCCAGTACACCTCTCATTAAAAAGTTATTATCCCTTTTTTACTGCGTTGCCACGACGGCCTGCTGGCATCATTGATGGAACTACCTTGCCACCTGCTGGCTTAGATGTGTCCTTCTTGCCTTCAACTGGCTTTGACATTGGCGCTGCTGCGCGAGATCCCTTGTTCATATTTACACCTCCTCTGCTTAAGCTGCGCCGGTGATACCAGCGAGTAATTGGGCTATATCGGGTCTTTGACCAGCAGCAGGGGCCATACCACCTTGTTCTTGTGGAGGTTGCGCTGAGGCTGGGGCGGGGGCCGCTCCTGCTGCTGGAAGTTGTTGTTCCATACCTGGTGCCATTGGTGGCATCGCTGGGGTTGGAGGTGGTTCTGGTGTAAATGCTTTTTCGATTGTGCTCTCTAGCGATTGGCCCTTTTGCCGACCTTGGATAACAGACGCAATGCGGGTGATAATCTCACTAGGGTCTTGGCCTTGCGCTGCAAGGGCCGGAATGGCTTGAGCATACTGAGCAACAGCCACGCGCAAAGAATCGCGCATTTCTTCGATATCAACACGTTGTTCCTCCTGCGTAACATTCAAGTCCATTGGAATCTCACGACGTACATAGTCACGAGATACGAGCTTGTCTGAACGCATTTGTAGTAAAGCAATGATGGCACGGTTTGGATCCATACCAGACATAATTCCGTAGCGTACATCTACGCCGTACTCACCCTTGATGTCACGAGATGGTGTGTACTTTAGAACGTAAGGTGTTCCATCATCTGAACCCTTGATGGTCTTTGGAATACCACCAAATACTTTCTCATCTGCTTCAAAGCATACTGAGATAAGTTCTTGGAACATACGAGCAAACTGTGCCTGTGCTGCCTTGATCTGTGTATCAAAGCCAGCCTGTAGTGCTTGCACACCACGACCAGTAACTACTGATGCGTCAATGTTACCTGAACGAGATTCAGGGTAACGAGCACCAAGACGTAGTTCACGCTCTAATACACCAGATTCTGTAAAGACTCCAGGTGGTAGTTCTAGTGGAACACGACGAATACCTTGTGGGTTAGCAGAACGCATAATTGAATCTGGACCAAGAGCAAGTTCTTGCACATCTTGTGGGATAGCAATAGGTGCCTGGATAGATTTTTCTGCTGCTTGGATCTGTAATACTGCAAAGCGAGCACGAGCTAACTGCACAGATAGAACATCATCAAACTGTCCACGTGCTTCTCCATCAAGAGATGAACGCATTACAACAGATGCCATTGCCTTACCTAAGATATTAGGTGTGCGTGATAGAACTAAGTTCTTACGCTCTGGTAAGTACAGTAGGTCTTGTTCTTTATCGTGGTACTTAACCATTGAGATATAAGGAGAAGAAAGAGCGTACTGGTTTTTACCTAGAATTATGTCGTAGTACTCTGGGTATTGTGAAGCCAATGTTTCTGCATCGGTAACGATAACCTGAGTCACAGACATAACGCGACCATAACGATCTAGTTCTGGATAGGTACCAAATGGGTTGAGCATACGGATACGAGGGTTGTTGTCCTCAAAGTCCATCTCAACCATACCGATACCAAGACCATAGGTGTTATACCAGTCTGCTGCTGTGTACATCTGCAGTTGTAGGTCAGAGTTTGTTACATAAAAGTTTGCAATACGAGTTCTAGTATCTGCAGCCTTGCGTGCTGCATCTGAAACCATATTGGTTGCTGAGCAGTTGAAGGATGGCAGTGGTGCCATTGCTTCTGCTAGATCTCGTGCTGCTACGTCAATGAAGTTTGCAACCAGAGGCTTTGGATATTCCTCTGAAAACATTGCAGGGTATACCTTAGAGATATCTCCCTGACGCACCGAGAGCACATCACGCATACGTTGATCTCGCGCTGATGAGCGAGTACGTAAGCGTGCTAGCTTAGCGTCAACTTCTTTGACTGATAACAATTGTTTTCCTTATCCGTAAATCTTACCGTATTTGCCTTCAAGGATTTTCTTCATTGCTGCATCCTGTGGAGTCATCTTCTCTTGCTTCTTTACTGGCTTTGCAGGTGCCTTCTTTGTAGTCCTAGGCATTGCAGGGCGACGACCTGTTGGCCTTGCTGAAGGCGTTCCCAGTGGCGCTGGTGTTGCATTGCCACGACGTGGTGCTGAAGTTTTAGGAGTACCTAATGGCGTTGGCTTAGCACCAGCACGCTTAGTTGCAATGCGTGGAGGTCCAGACTTTTTCATATTTGCCATTACTTGCGCTTCTTGCCTGATGTATAAGTATTAGGCTTATCCTTGTACATCTTCATTGTTGCTTTATCAGAAGATGTACCTGGCTTTCCAGTAAGTG